CTGCGGCCTTGCTGCCAAGCTGGGGAGCATCGGTGATCCCCAGCTTGATCGCCTTCAGGTCGAGCTCGGCGCGCGGCTTGCGCTCCAGGGCTCCCATGTCGATCGGTTCGGTGTGTGGCGAGTTGGTGGCCATCAGGACTGACCCTCCTGGTCCGCGACCAACCCCGCGAGCTGCTCGGGGGTTGTCGCGTCCTCGATCGCCGCGACGGCGTCGGCCTTCTTGGTGAACTTCGGATCCTCGATCCCCGCCCGCTTCGCCAGCGCCAGGAGCGGCTCCAGCTTCCAGGTCGAGAGATCGACCGGTGCCGCTGGGGTGGAATTTCCGGTTTCGCCGGTTCCCTCCCCTTCCTCGGCCGGCACCTGGACCGGCATGGTCACCAGCTCGGCGATCAGGTCCTCGGTCTCGCGCTCGGCGGCGTTCTCGATCCCGAGGTCGGCCGCCAGCTCGTCGAGCTGATCGCGCTCCCAGGTCCGGAGGTCGTCGGCGTCGAAGAAGGCATCGAGGTCATCCTCTTCGGACTCTCCGGCAACCAGCTTCTCGAGGGCCGAAACCCGGGCCTCACGGGCCGCATCGCGTTCCTCAAGGGCCGCGATGCGGGCCCAAAGCTCGGCGTTTTCGATCGCCCCTTCCGGGACTTCCACGGCCACCGCGAGGTGGCCACTGTTGACGTAGGCGCCGACGTTCTTCCAGGTCGCCGCCTCGAGCACGACCTCCCCCGGTTGGATCGTGCGATCGCCGACCGTGATCGGTTTCCGGGCGACGTACTGGATAGCCATGTCTTGGTGCCCTCCGTAGTCGTCACTTAGGCGACGGCGCTGGCGAAATAGGTCCCCATCTCGGGGGCGACGACCTTCATGTCGAAGAAGAGTTCGGACTCGACCCGGTCGGAGGTGATCTCTTCCATCCGGAACTTCTTGGTGATCGGGGTCAGGGCGCTGGTGCCCATGTAGCGGCGCCAGTTGAAGGTGTACCCGGCGCTCGGGATCATCAGCCCGGCGTTGGGGGCCGCATAGACCAGGAGCGCAGCCTTGCCGTACAGGAAGGCGTTGGCCTCCGCGGCTCCTTCCTTGCCGGTGTTCTGGATCGGGAAGGGGGTCAGGATCCGCTGCACCCCGAACAGCGATGCCAGCAGGTCAGTGGAGACCAGGCCGCGTTCGGTGTACTTGATCCGATCGAGGATGTCGGGGTGCTCCTCGAGCTCCGCCTGCACCTGCGGGCCGAGCACTAGGGTGTTGGGCCGGAACCCGGTCAGGAGCGACTGGGCCAGGATCTCGTTCTTGATGTCGGAGATCGGGGTTGAGCCCGCGGCGTCCCACTGCTTGAACTGGTTGGTGGACGGGGTGCCGGACACGCCGGTCAGGTTCCTGCTCCAGATCCCGGTGCCGAAGAAGCTCTCGACGAACTTCGCCTCCCGGGTCAGGAGCAACTGGTAGGCGGTGAACTCGGCGGCGTCCCGATCGATGTTGAACTGGGCGTCCTGGTTGGCGCGGTCCTGGTCGTCGATGTCCTTGTGGAACGCGAACCGCTCGGCCTGGTAGGTGTCGGTCTCGACTTCCCAACCCCCGCCGGCGGATTCGGTCGACCGGGCCCGGGGCTTCGCCTGGGGCCGGTTCCACGACTCGCGCGCATAGCGATAGAAGCTGTCGCTCTTGTGGTCGACCGGGACGTTGGGAAAGACCTTGTCGGCGATGAACTGGTCGGCGCTCTGCATGAACGCGACCGTGAGATTGGTGAGCGGCCGGTTGACATGCAGCTCATTGGCCGTTGGGCTTGCCATTGCTCAGTGCTCCTTCGTGCGGCCAGAGCCGTCACTTCTACCCGGCCTAGGAAGCCGGCACGACGCCCTTGTAGGTCACCAGGACGGCAATGATCTCGCCGGCCGCCGCGGCCGTTTCGAGCGCGACTCCGTTGAGGTGATGGCCAGCGGTCGTGGTCGCGATCGCGCGGCCCTGGTTGTCGCTGGTGATCGGCCCGCAGTTGGCGATCGCCGCCCCGGCCTCCACCTTGGCGATTCCATGGGTCTCGACCGGCGCAGCCTCATCGGCCGACACGGGGTCGGTCACGACCCCATCGGCCCGGGCGCCGGCGGTGCCGACCTGGGCGACCTTGCCCGTGGTGTTGAAGGTCACAAAGCGATTGGCAACCTGGTTTGCCGCCGCCAGCTGCGTCCCGACCTTGAATCCAGGAATCTCGAATCCCATCCTGCTACTCCCTGGCGGTTACCCGCCGGTTGACGGTCTCCCGTCGTGCTCGGTGGCGCTGGCCAGGGGCCTAGCTGCCGCCCTTCATGGCCGCCTCGTAGAGGTCGGGGTGCTCGCTGTAGACCCGGGCCTCGGCCTGCGCAGCGGTCAGGGATGGCTCCTGCTCGCGCAGCTTCGCGACCTGGGCCTTGATCTGGGTATCGACGTCGGACTCGCCAGGATTGCTGGAGCCGATCTCGGAGAAGAGCTTCGAGTCCTTCAGCTGGCTGGCGATCGCGTTCTGCTGCTCGGTGTAGCGCTTGACCTCGTCGCCCTGTTCGCCGCCGATGTCGGCCAGCATCTCCAGGGTGGCGACATGCCCGGCTGGATCGCCGAACCATGCAGCGCCATCGGTGGATCCGCCGCGACCGGCGACCAGGTCGGTGAACCGCTTGTGGCGTGCGTCGCGCTCCATCGTCGTGACCCGCTCGGTGAGCTGGGTTACCTGTCCCTCGGCGGTCTCGGCCCGCTCGGTGAGGGCCTTGACGGTCTGCTCGGCCGTCTCGACCCGGTTGGCGGTCTCCCGCAGCTTCGTGAAGTCCGCCTCTGACAGCGTGATGCTGGCGGGCTGCTGGTCGTCGGTCGGCTTCTGTTCGTTCGTGTTACCCATGTCCTGGGCTCCTTTCAGGCCAGTGGCCGTGAATACATGCGTACCTGGCGCCTCGCTGGCCGCCAGGGGGCGGAGAACGGTCTCCTTGAAGTGGGGGTTGGTACAGATCGCCATGCCGAACGCCACGTCGTCGTGCCAGTCCCCGGTCACCGGGTCCTGCCACGACTCGAAGAATTCGGCACTGACGTAGCGGAAGCGGTCGCCCTCGATCAGGGCCTTGCCCCGGTCGTTCCACTCGGGCTTGACCTCGATGGAGCCATCGTCGGCAATCCGCATACCGGCGATGTAGCCGACCGCACCACTGGCCGGCATGTCGTGTTCGCAATTGATGGGAAGGGTCTGGCCATAGACGCTGGAGGTGAAGTTGGCGACCATCCGCTCGTACTTCTCGGCCGTCAGTTCCATGTCGCCGTAGAAGATGTGGTGGTAGGTGCCCGGCGGCGGGAGGAACTGAACCCACTCGGAGGCACCGGTGAAGGTCAGGGGCCGGCGGAAGTCGTTGAAGCGCAGGCCATTCCTGCCGACCCCGCGGTCCAGCTTCAGCGAGACCGATTCGGCAAAGATCATCGTGGGGGAGAACGGGATATCGATCCGCTCGCCTTCGCCGAACATGATCGTGATGGCCGTGAACTCCAGCTTGGTGGCCGGTAGACGATCGACCGGATTCGGGGCGTCGGGATCCAGATACTGGAGGGTGATGTGGGGGGTGTAGCCGTGGTCGTCGCTGGGCCGGGCGGCCGCCTCGCAGAGCGCGGACTCGACGACGTTGCGGAGGTCACCCAGGCCAGGACTATCGACCGAGGCGTAGAACACGTCCTGGGCATCGCTGGTGTCGCTGGCCAGGAACCGGCCGTAACCCCCGACCCTGCCCTCGGGGGCCGATCGCCAGTTGACGGCTCGCTCGACCGCCGAGACCGCCCGGAAGGTCTTGAGCTGGTCCCACTCGCCGGCGTCGGGGCAGTAGCAGAGCGTGATATGGAGATCCTCGGCCGCTTCCCCGCCCGCGATCGCCAGCTCGGCCGCGGCGTTGGGCTCCAGCCAGAGCGCGACGAGGAGGCCGGTATGGACCCGTTCGGCATGCGTGATGGGGGTGGTGGGGGTGTGGGACATGGGCGCTCCGTTCCGGGCAAATAAAAAACGGCCCTTCCCACATGGGGAGAGCCGCCTACTTCATGGCCTCGGGCGGAGGAGCGGATATGAACTTAGCGGTACGGTATCACGTGGCCTGTCGTTTCGGCAAGTTATGTGGAGGCGATCAGGGCCGATAGGACCGTCCGCAGCGGCCGCAGGTAAGCCCGGTGTTGTGCCCCAGGAGCCAACCGAGCCAGCGACAGTGCGGGCAGGCCGCCACCGGAACGGCAGTCGGGGTAGTTCGCAGCCAGATACACCGCCGGTGCATCAGCCGTCCTCGTAGACCGAGCCGCAGACCGGGCAGTAGGCGCCATCGCACCAGTCGCAGAGATGCATCATGTTCGTCTCCCGTGGTAGGTCCGGATCCGGGGCCGCTGATCGATCAGCACGGGCCGCAGGGGCCGGCCTGGCTCGGCCCGCAACGGCCTCACCCGGGCCGCACTGGGCCGGCGAGGTGTCTCCTGGGCCTCGCCGTCCTTGAACCAAGAGCTCCGCCATCCTCATCGCGATCGTCCTGAGTCCCTCCACGAACCGTTCCGCTATCAACCGCAGGCTTTCGTCCAGCTGCACGAGTTGCCAGGGCCGGGCCCGCCACCGTTCGAGGAGCTCCTGCTCCCCTTCGCCCCATTGGCGATCCGCCGTGGCCACGGGATCGCTGGCCATCAGGTGGTTCCAGCGATCGTTGAAGGCATCTCGATAGGTTCGGTCGTTCATTGCCCCCTCCTGCGTCGCTTCTTGGCCTGCACCGTTTCCACCCATCCGGCAACGGTGGGCGATGCGTCGACGAGCTGCTCGGTCGTCACGACGCCGGTCTGGCGGAACCAGGCACCGAACATCACCTGCACGTCCTGGCGGATCTGGGCGGTCTCGCGCCGGAACACCGTTAGCTCCTCGGGCGACAGGTCCGGTGGATCCTCAAGCCCGTACTCCACCCGAAGCGCGTCCACGAACTTCCCCATATCCCCGTACTCGCCGAGCGGCTCCACCCGGCACCTACAGTTCACATGTATTGGTGGCAGTGGGCACTGGTTGACCGGGTAGACGCCGCGGCCGAAGCCTTCGTTGTGATCCGCTAGCGGGTCGCACTGGTCGATCCGGGGATGGGTGGGATCGAGGGCGAACCGGAGATAGTCGGCCCTTGGATCGGTCAGGGCGGTGTCCCGGGTGGAAAGCGAGTGAGCACGCCGCATCTCATTGCCGGCGAGCCTGGTGGCCGCGTACTGGGCCCTCCCCTCGCCCGATCGCGCATAGTCGGGGCTCACGTAGCGCACCAGCTGAGTCACCAGGTCGCCGACCGTCAGGCCATTGGCGAGCGCGTCGGTGACCATGCGGTCGATGAAGGCTCGGAACCCGACGCGGTTGCCCCAGATCCGGGCTGAGAGGTCTCTACCCGATTCGTCGATGTAAGTGTGGGTGTCGGGGATGAATCGGTCGGTCATGATCATTCACCCATTTCTGCAGGCGGCAGACCATGCTCGCGTCTGTCCTTCGTCCATCTCCGCTTTCTGTCGCGTTCCAGCCGCGTGCGGAACCGCAGGGCCCCACCCGGCCTCTTAAGTTTCGCCTGCAGTTCCTGGAGCGCCCGGGCACTGGTCACCGCAACCGTGGACTCACCCTGCTGGTAGAGCGCCCACTCGTCGAGTTCTTGCTCGGTGAGGCCCTTCTCCTTCGCGAGCTCGACGGTCTCGCGGACCAGCTTGTGCTTTGGCAGTTCGTTCGCCGGGGCTAGCGCACCGGTCCAGTAGCCGTGCACCCGCTCGCGGATCTGATCCAGGATGTCGTCGCTCATCTTCCCGCCTCACGATCCACCAGATCGAGCAGCTCCGCCGGCAGCGCGTCCCTGATGCCCTGCACCGCCTCGTCGAGTGGAAGCAGTCGCGCCTGGTCCGCATCCCGGAGCACCAGGGCCCGCAGGGCCGCGTCCTGGTCGCCCTCGAACCGGCCATAGATCACGTCGAGACCCTCCTCGACCGCCTGCAGGATTGGGCCGGTATCGGCCCCGGTAGCCAGCTGGTCGGCCGGCAGGTCAGCGACGGCATTCCGGATCGAATCGGCCAGGGTTCGGTACAGAAGACTTATGTCCCGTTGTTGCCGGCGTTCGATCGGGGCGAGAGGATCAGTCGCCATGGAGGATGGCCCTCCCCTCTCGGAGTGCCTGAAATGCCGGCGCACAGGAATTGAGGAACATATAGATCAGGGCGCTATCGTAGCCGTTCCTGGTCAGGGATACCGCCAGGTCATCGACTGCGAGGCGAACCTCGTAGTGGTCGGCCATGCGGTCGACTCGTTCCACGATAGCTTTCGCTTCGGCATCTGAGAACATGCCGTCGTGAGCCAGTCGGAAGGTGCGCCACACCCTGAACGCTTGATCAGCTTGCTCTTCGGTCGTCTCGGTCTGCTGTTCCTGGCTCATGCTGGTTCCACCTTCACGGAATACCCGCCTTCGACGGATTCGTCGCGGCGGGCCACGATCTCTAGCTTCGGGTCGGTCGGGTGCCGGTAGATCGCCGTGAAGCCGTTGCTGCTTACTGGCTTCTGGGGCTCACCTGGTAACCGTATCTCTGGCGGCGCATCCTGGTCGCCCATGGCCATGCTGAGCATGGTGAGCGGGTCAGCGGCGTTCTGGGCCTCCAGGGCGTCGGCGATGCGCTCGAGCGCGGTGGCGATGCGGTACATGGGGTCGTCGTTCACACCTGCACCTCGGATTCCTGGGCGGCCTCAGTCGCCGCTGGATCGTGCCAGAGTTCGACCAGTTGGAACACCATCGTGCCGTTCGCGTACTGGAAGGTGCCCAAGTGGGTGAGACGGCCCCACTCGTCGAGTTCGATATCGATTCCCTCGGGCATGGACACCGTGAGCCGCACGGGAGCCACCTCCCCCTTGTAGTGACCGAGCAGCGCCTTGGCGACATGTTCGCGTTCCGCCTTCGGGACAACCACAACCGCCTCTTCGACCGACTTCAGCGTTTCCGGGTCGGTTTCGAGGCGCGTCACCTCCATGTCGCCGTTGTCGAGTTCCTTGGTTCGCATCCAGAAGCAGTAGACAGACATTACGTGAACCTCCTCAGCGCCCAGCCATTGATCAGGATGTGCAGCAGGTTGTCGGTGATGATCAGCAGCCAGGTCGCCAGCCAGGCGGGGCGATCAGCCGGGTAGCCGGTCCCGGTGAGCTCGCGGGTCTCGATCGGGCCGGTCTGGTTCTTGGCCCAGCAGACGAACCGGGCGAGGCGGTAGCGATCGATCAGGTAGTGGGTGCCGATTATGACCGCCAGGGCCCGGCGAGAGGGCCGCAGGGCCTGGAACGGAACCGCGTAGGTGATGGCGTGGGCCGCGGCCGGCAGCGCGGCCCTGGTCTTCTGGGTCGCCATCCAGTCGCTCTGGAGCACGTAGTCCCCGACCCCGTGGGCGACGAGCTGGTCGGCGGTGTACATCACCGCCACCTCACGAGGCGGACCACCGCCCGCCAGAGCCGGCACACGTCGTGCCAGAGGAACTCGATCCCGGTGTGCATCACAGCCTCCTACCGGTCACCACGACGACGTGACGATGCCGGCGGACACCATCGGGGCCACTGTCTCCCGGTTGGCGTGTTGATCACAGACGTAGAGATGCGGCACTGCTCCTCCGGTCCCCCACTCCGCCATCGTCCTCGTCAGTTCGCTACACCCTTCAATCCCGCATTCGTGCCACTCTCCGGGCCTTCCGCTTTCTCGAAAGGTGATGTGATCACGCTCCCACTCGGTCTGGTGGGCAAGGGCGCCTTCGGGCGTGTCATGTCCTGGGCACCCCTCGGCGCAGTAGCCAACGGGGTATACCCGGTCATCATTGGCGACGGTGTAATGCCAGATCCCGGAGCCCTTTCGATCTGCATCCATCTTTTCGCGCGGTCCGTAGTAGTTCATCCTCAGACTCCTGCCTCAGCTTGCTGTCCGATGATCCAGGCGACGGCCAGCGCGAGTGAGAGGCGGGCGGTCTGCCCATGCCACATTCCCTGGTGAACAAACTCGCCGGCCTTCGCGTCCCATTTCAGGAGCATCGCCACCCACTGGTACTCACTGGTATCGTCGCCGCACTCTGGTTCGACTGGACCAGACAGCGAGACGTAGTAGCCATGCTTCGCTATCTCCCAGATCAGCGCCCCCTCTTCCTCGGGGATCTCGTGTTCGGCGAGCAGTGCGCTCAGCTCGGCGGGGGGCCGTGGATCGATCGTTGGGCCGGTTTCGACCTGGTCGGTGTCGTGCATCTCAGTGATCCTCTCTCTGGGTACCAGCGAGCATCCGGCGATCGGTCCCCCGGTGATCGATATCCCGTTGCCGATCGGCGCGCACCTGCACCCGCCGCACATCGCCCGACTCGTACAGGTGGACGATCACCGAGACGCTTGTCAGCGGAGTGCCGGCGTCGATCGCGGGCCGCTGGTCTTCGAGCTCGGCCCGGATCCGGGCGATGATCCGGTCCGTGCGTGACGTGGCGGTCATCACTCCCCTGCCTCCTGGGCCGGCTTCCCAACTTCCTCGGTCACCTGGTCGTTGGGGGTGCCATCCGGTTTGGCCGGCGGCTTCTCCTCCTCGCCCTCTTCTTCGTCCTGGGACACCGGCAGCTTCGCGACCGCGAGCACATGCCGCTGCAGCTCTGGCGTGACCTCCAGAACCCCGGCATCGGCCAAAGTCTTCAGGTAGGTCCCCAGCTTCTCGAGGTCCTCGACCTGCACCTTGCCGGGCTTGAGTTGGGGTTCCCGATCGACCGTGATTCCGTTGTAGCGAAGCAGCGGGTGGATCGCCTGTTCGTTGATCACCGCGGCGATGCTGTCGAGCCAGGCCTCCAGGGCCGTGATGAACAGGTCGGTCTTGCTCTCGGCCATCGAGTAGGTGCCGGTCTGCTCGTGGCCAACCATGATGAAGTCGGCCAGGACCGACATCGCGATCCGGGTGTCGTAGCGCTGGATGATCTTGTCGGTGTCGATCTGGCGCTGGCCGCCACTGTTGAGCAGCTGCAGGTCGTAGAGCTTGTTGTGGTCATCGTCGTATGCCAGCGGCATCACGACGCCTTCCTGCTGGTTGCGCCGCAGGTTGGTCACCGTCCGCTTCATGCTGGTGACCATTGCCTTCTCGTTCTCAGCCGCGGTGCTGACCATGAAGGACGCCGGGACCCACGCGACCGGGACGCCGGCGAGATCGCGTTCGATCCCAATCGCTTCGAACTTCTGGATCTCTTTCTTGTAGTACCAGGGCTGGTAGGCCGCTCGGAGGATGCTGAGGCCCTCGGGTCGGCCGTGCCGGCTCGAGGTACGGAAGAGCAGCGCCTTGGTCATCGGGATCTCGACCGGCACGTACTTGGGTGGGGCGACCTGCTTCATCGCCACGAGCTCGCCCCGCTCGTCGAACACCCACTCGGAGAGCGTCTCCTGGGGTCGGATCGCCCAACCGGCCCAGCCGATCCGGCCATCGCTGAAGTGACTGCTGGTGCGGTGGTCGTCGGTGGGGCCGGAGCGGCGCTTGTAGACCACCTCAAGGACCGCCCACCCGTAGGGCAGGAAGGAGAGGATTTCGGAGAGCGTGTTCTCCCACTCGGGCCGCATGTCCCGCATCATCGCGCCGTCGATGAAGTCGGCGACCTCAAGGTCCTCGGGTTCGTCGGACGCCGGCTGGATCGACCACTCGACCCGCCGGATCGTCATCTCGATCGCGAACAGGATGCCGGCGATCGTCGGGTCCTGCTCGGACATCTCCCGGATCGTCCGGTGCCAGCGCCCGCCCCGCAGTTGCGGCAGGAGCTCCTCGCGCTCGAGCTCGGCCCCGGTGCCGCCGATCATGCTCATGTCAGGTATCGTGGCCATCGCTAGACTCCCATCTCCCAGACGTTCTCTTTTTCCATGTTGATCGGCGCCGCGACCGGCGTCGGTTTCTTGGTCGTCAGGTCGTACCAGGACCAGAACGCGGCATCGGTGAGGTCGAAGGGCTTGGTCAGAGGGAAGCGCCGGAGAGCGGCTTCCAGGGCTTTGTGGGTGCCCCGGACGTGCACGATCTCGGCCCGCTCGTAGGCGGCCAGCATCTGGCCGGCCCGTTGCACCTTGGAGCCTTTGCCTGCTCCGGCCTTGTCGCTGGCGAACTTCGGGGCTTCGTGCCGCTCCAGCTCACCGGCCTCCACCAGTTCGTCGACAGCCTTCGCGTAGGTGTCCTTCCAGGTATCTCCGCCCTGGTCGGTCTCGACGCCGACCGTCGTCGCCCCGATCTCGATCGCTTTCCGGATCGCCCGCATCATGACGTCGCGGGGACTGGTGCGCCGCTCCCAGGAGTAGAGCCGGTAGATCTTCCCGTTGGCATCGATCCCGTCCGCCTGGATCCCGTGGGCATCGCTCTGGTCGGTGTCGGTGACCGCCGGATCGACCCAGACCACCTTGCGAACCAGGTCGGGAACGTCCTTCCAATCGCAGTGCTGGTAGACCAGGTGATCGAACATCCCGCCTGGTGGTGGCTCGACCTCGTGTTGTTTCTCGGCCCGGAACGCCGTGATCCCCATGTCGTCGATCGCGGCCTGGCAGACATCAAGCCCCATCCCTTCCCAGGTGGGGGTGCCGGCGACGATCACGGTCTTGCCGTTGCGTTGCTCGGTCTCGAGGTCCAGGATCGCCGGGTGCGGCCCCGAGACGATCCGGTTGGCGAGGAAGTCGGCCCGGCCATCGGCCAGCTGGGCGAAGATCCCGTTGGGGATGACGAGGTTCTGGACCGCGAGCACCACGGGGGCATCGCCGCCGGCGGGGATCAGCTTCCGGGTGATGATCCGGGTTTTCTTGGTTGTGGTCGCCGCATTGTCACCCTCGCCATCGATGTCGTCGAAGATCAGGAGATCAGGCCGGTCGCCCTCCATCTTGATTCCGCGAGCGGCCGTGTCGAGGCCGATCGCATCGAGCGTAAATCCAGAGGCGGTACGGAGCCGGTTGCGGCGCCAGCCCTTCGAGTTTCCGTACTTGCCGAGCCGCCGGCTCCCGGCCTCGGGATAGGTGGCCGCGAACGTCGTCGATTCCAGGAGGCTGGCGACGTTGGCGACGTGGTCGTCGGCCTGGTCCTGGGTTTCGCAGATGTAGAGGGCATAGCGGCGGGCGTTCCTGGCGGCGAGCGACGCGATCGCCAGCTCGGTGGAGGTGGACTTGCCAGCGCCACGAGGCCAGATGCCGACGAAGGTGCGAGCTCGCTCCCCGGCCTTGATGCTCCACACCCAGTCCCAAAACTCGCGGTGGTAGAACGACAGCGGCCGGTTCACGTAGCCAGGGAAGATGGACTTCAACCAGCCCTCAGGGTCGTCGGGTACGTCATGGGCAATAGCCGTGGCTTTTCGGCTCCGCAGTCGCATCCTAAGCCGCAGTTCGTATTCCGTCAGCGACATCGGGGTGACCATTATCGGTCTCCCAGGAGGATTTCTTCAGCCTCGGCCATCACCTCTTCGAGGGGGAGCCCCTCTTCTCTCGCGATCCGCTCGGCCAGGTAGCGGTGCTCCACCGTCATAGTGTGGGTGGCGTTGACCTCGATGTGTCGCTTGCCGTAGGTCTCGGGGTCGATCCGCTCCAGGAGCGCCAGCGCTGCTCGCCAGTCCTGCTTGCTCGCCTCCATGATCCGGAGGTGGAGCACACTGATTCCCTTCGCGCGCGCCTGCGTAAGCCCCTCAGAAAAATAAGAAAAAAGCTCGGCGATCTCGGCCCGCTCGGCTTTGTTTTTACCCTTGGGGACTTCACCCTTCTGCCACTGGTTGAACGTCTCGTAGGTGATTCCAGCGGCCTCAGCGGCGGTCTTGTACGACAGGCCGCCCCGCACGGACAACAGAATGGCGTCCACTGTCTCGCGGGTGAACTTGTGCGGTCGACCGCGGGCACCCATCTCGCTACCCTCTAACCGGAGAAAGGCCCGTCAGGGCTTCCCAACGGGCAAAGGGGGGTCGTGCGTTGCTGGGACCCGAGGTGAGGTCGGTCAGCCTAGTCATCGCCCGCTCCATCCTCGCAATCGGTGTCAGCAAGTGTCTCTTTGGTGCGATCGGGGGACATGGAGACTCGTGTCCCGCGCAGCTCCCAGCTACCCTCGCGCATAAGCACAGGATGGGAGGCCCAGACATCCATGGGGGTATCGATTTGTTCGGGGGATTTGGACACGAAGAACCCGCCAACACGAAGAACGCATGCTGGCGGGCTGCTGAGGTCAGTTTACATCAACGGACATCGACCAACCGCTCATCAGGCGACTGCAGGGCCGCTCGCGTCCATCAGTGCTATGGCGTGGCGATAGGAGTCGCCGGCATACTGGTCGGCGGGTTCTCGCATTCCCCAAAGCAAATCCAGGTCAGTGAGTCATCGATCTTCCACTGGCCATCCACCTGTTCGAGCACGATTGCCCGGGATTGCATGTTCGGTTCGAGCGCGAACCCGTACTTCTGGCCCCACGGATCCTGGACCCAGTAAACGTACCGGGACGGAATCATGATTCGGCCGTCCGCCAGCAGCACGGCATCTCCTGGATCGAAGCGTGCCTCGAAATAGGTTATCGGCGTCTGATCGGGTGAGATGTAGGTCGCCTCTCCATCAAGCACCGCCTGGGCGAACTCGTAGATCTTCACCGCCTGTTCCGGTGGCTCGATTCCTTCGACGACTGACAACGGATAGAGACCGGTATCGTGAGCCCAGGTCGTCCACTCCTGCTGGGCCTCTGCTCGCCATTGGTCGAGTTCGTTGCGATACGGCGCACTGAAGTCCGAGTAGAACAAGAGTCTGTCGGTGTAGTACGAGCGTATTCTGGTCGTCTGCCCCAGATCGCCACATGCCAGCCACCCCCGGAGTGTCGTGACCACTTCCTGGGCAACGTCCGGCTCCGGCACGCCAACGATTTCGTACGAGCCATCGGGTGGTCCGGGGTCGGTCGACGTCGCCTCGGTGTACTCGCTGTAGGGAAGTGGCTCGGCCGTGCATTCCTCCGGCGAGATGGAGGCAATCCACGGTGCCTCTTCGGGAGAGAGCGGTTCCGGCCAGAATGCCAGTGGGGTTGATTCGCCATCAGTGATCGCCGCGAGCCGCAGGGGCTCGTCCGATGGGCCGCCTTGACCCGGGCCGAACCACCACGCTCCGCCCACGATGCCGAGCAGCATCAGCAACACGATCGCGGCGGAGAGCCAGGTATTGAGCGTCCTGCCCGGCATGGCGATTCGAGCCGGCGCATCCCAAACGTGCGGGGTGCTGTTCGAGGCAGCCCGCGCATTGCCAATGGTCGCGTTCATGGGTGATCTCCCTGTATTCAACATGTCCGCCCGCCGCGCCAGGTCGAAGAAGGTATCGACATCAGCCTGCGTGGCTGGATCCAGCCCAGCAGGTCGGGACGTGGCTGGCTTGGCGCCAACCAATGAGTCGAGATAGTCATTGAGCGAATCGTGGGAGTCATGGTGCTGGGCCATCGGTCATCTGCTCCTGTTGCCTGACTGATCCCGCGGACCAATCGATCGGCCTGGCGAGCCGGTCATAAGGCCCCGTATTTTCTCGAAGGCACGGAACTGAGCACTCTTGATCGCACTGAGCGACATGCCGAGCTCGTCCGCGATCTCCTGGCCGGTGTACCCATCGAGGCGGAGTCGGATGATTGCCTGCTGGGTGCCGGCCAGCCGGTTGATGATCCGCCACAACTCCTCACGAGCTTCGCTGACTTCGATCAGGGCCAGTGGGCCCGGCTCCAGCGCGGCATGCACGGCCAACGCGTCGCTGGGCGCCTCCGGGGGTTGTCTCCGGTAACTGTCGACAATGGCGTTTCGCGCGATGCGAAAGAGCCAGCCCCGGAAGGTCCCCGATCCATGGGTCGGCAACCCTCGGAGGGCCTGGAGAAAGACCTGGCTGGTGATGTCCTCGGCCTGATGGAGATCGGCAACGCGCGAGAGCACGAAACGATGGATGTCCCCGTGGTATCGCTGATAGAGCTGGTCGAACGCGGCGGGATCAGCGAGGGCCTCCACGACGAGCGCCTCATCGGTTGGCGTATGGGCATCGAAAGCGTCTGATCCACGAACCGGGGACATCATGGCTCCGATCGCGTGCTGCTTGATGGGTCCCTGAACATGAAGGACGTCTCCGTTGGAGCGATGCTTGTGGCGCGAACGCCTCGAATGTCCGGATGCCTGATCGATCATGGCATGGAAGAAGACGCGGTTTGCGAGAAAAAGTTTCGGCTGTCATGAGAGAAGGGTATGGAAAGAGAGGCTCCCGGCATGATGCCGGGAGCCTCTCAAGCACATGGATGATCTCTCGGGAATCGGCGCGGTCAGCGACGCGGTGCCACGCTCGCATACGGACCTTGATCCCGGTTGGGACGCTGAATCCGTGGTCAGCTGAACTCGATCCGTTGGACACACTCGGGACAGAATCCCACCTTGATCGTGATCAGGTCGGAATGTTGGCGTTCGCTGGATGAAGTCCCTGGAAGCTCATCGGGATAGACCTGCTTTTCGGTCAGCTCATCGTCCGCGAACCAGATCATCTTCAGGCATTGGGGGCATCGGCTCATCTGCCCGGAGGTTCCATACTCAGCCCACTCTGCGAGGTTGGATAGCACTCGGGGCATACATGTCTCCGCGGTCGTGCAAGGTGACAGGGCTATCGGCTAATGTCCAATCATAGCGAACTCAGCGGGTCAGTACACCACCTGTTGCCTGCTCGTACGCGTCCTGGAGAGCTAGGAACATCTCGCGTTCGCCGCCGAGATCAGGGTGGTGGCGCTTGAGCTGCTGCCGATAGGTCGCATCGATCTCTGACCGGCTCGCCCCAGGCTGGACGCCGAGGACTTCCCACCAAGGCCGTCCCGCTTCCGCCGGCAGTGCGGTAAAGCCTTGGAACGATGCTCGCACCATGTCATCGGTGCCCCACCGGTTGATTCCGCGCAGCGCCTCCAGGGTCTTGCCGATCGCGCGGACGTTCTCCTCAACGTAGTACCAGCGATCGCAGGCAAAGCAGACCTCCTCCCCGTCGAGCTCGAAGTACACCGCCACTCCCCCATCTTGAGGAACCTTGGCACTCCACTTCGGTTCTTCGGTGTATCGAGTGACTGGCAGGTTGGTTGAGACGACCAGGGTCTTCCCGCCCAGCAGGCGCACCTGTTCGGTGAGGTGCTTGAGCGCCTTGGAGCCACTGGTGGCGAACTGGGATACGGTCGGACGCTGAGTCCTGAGGCGGCCGATCGGCCAGGACAGCGGTGTCGTTGCGGTCATCTAGCATGTCTCCTCAATCATGCGGACCCGTAGCACGGGATCCTTCGGGTCGTCGTAGATCTCCACCGGCCGGCCAGCGAGCAGCTCGCCGACCGCTTCGAGGTCCTCGGGGTAGGCGACGATCGCCAGGCCGGTGGGGCCCTCATTGAGGGCCTCGAGCCACTCGATCTGTTCCTGGGCGACCTTCCCGTTGGGGCCCTTCACCTCGATCCACAGCTTGTCGTACTGTGCGTGCGCGCAGGTGAGGTCGGGATAGCCCTTGTCCGAGCCGATCGAGTAGGTGGTGTGGTAGCAGCGCCAGCCATAGAGCTTGGCCATGTCGATGATCCGGCGCTGCCAGATGGCCTCCTTGCCCCGCTTGCGGAACTGGTCGGCCGATATCTCGTGTTTGGTCACGAGGCGTCCCCCGCCTGGTTGATCATGTCGTCGTAAGCCTCCTCGAGTTCGGAGAGCCGATCACCCTGTTCCATCAGCAGCTGCCGGACTCGCCACTCGGGCAGCGGGTCCGGGACGCCATCAGCCTTGGCGCAGGCGGAACAGAGA